CTACGCTTCAAGATGGTCATCTCGGTGATATCATGGAAATCACTAGTTAACTCAGTCTTATCGGCAGCAGTCATAGTCTGCGAAAAACACTTTCGTAACACCCCAGCAACCTTCGCTGGGGTGTACCAGGAACGAACATGCGGCGCAACAAACGCCACAAAATCATCCCCATACACCAACGGATAGACACAATCAAAGAAAACATAAGTCGTGTCAGGCCGCAGACGCATAAACGCGAGGAACAAATAGCACACCACTGCTAAAGTGTTCCAAAGCGTGGTGCCAGCACACCCAGACGGGTTGCCTGAACTGTACCAAAGGCTCATCGTGTCAATCAACACACACCTCGGCACAAGGCTACTCAAAGCAAGCCAAAAATTAGACAAAGCATCTGGGGAATAACCATGACATCGGGCAACGTGGTAAGCAATGCACGTGACAATGCGCATAATACCGGACGAGAAAACACGGTCGAAGAACTTAAAGTCCCCATCCCAACCTTTCAGGTCCGGTGAAACACGCCTTGCACGCGCAACAAACCACTTCGCATCAGCTACAGCATTGGCACCAACAATGATGCCAATCTCAGCCCTACACTTCAAAATATGGTCAAGCACAGGGTTCAAAAACATGCGTAAGACCATGTACTCATCAAACGTAGAAACACTAATCGTACGGGTTGCACCCGTAGCAATCTTACTTGACGGTCGCAACTCATCTTTCAGAAAACCACGGTAGCCAGATATGTTCAGGCCACCTTGCAACAGCCGTAACCTAACGGCCACAGCAAGCGCCAGGGCCTCACCAGGCACCCAAGAACCATCAGCGCCCCTAGCAACATAGGCAGATTTATTACCAACGAAACCAGGGCCGGCCGAACGCGCCAAATCAATGGACCTAACACGCCCATAGGACGCGCACGCTTCTTCAAGCGTTAAGTCTCGAAACAAATCGGTTGTGTAAACACGACCAACTAAATCCGCGACCATCTCATTTATCTCCGCGACAGAAACAGAGCAATTAAGTTGAACATCATCAACGATCGCGTTCTGAAACGGATTAAGGATAGCGCGAACACCACCCACACAAGGCGCGACGAAAGGCCGCAGTGGCGCAGGAGCCAACCCACCGGAGTTGCCGAACACACGGTTATACGCCGTGAACCGCCAACGGGCGGTCATATCATCACGACGCGAAACAACACCAAGCAGGGCAATGTTAGGCCCAGCCCTGGTGTAAGCCGCCA